GGCACCTAATGATGTTATTTTATTGCTGCCCATGTTTATGGCACCAGACATCGTGCCTCCAGCTTTTGCTAAAAAATTATTACTTAAATTAGTTCCGATTGCGGTGTCTAGATCACTTACCTTTGTATCGACATAACCCTTGCTAGTAGCATGTAATGGTAGCGTTTGGATTAGTGTGTTTAAAATCAATGGGCCAGTCATCGTTGACCCCTGCACTTTAACAAATCCACCACTCGAATCACCCACAGTCGAGGATAATGAATTTATTCTTGAGTCAACATAACCTTTCCTAGTTGCATGATCGTCCTGGGTTGGATCTGTGGATGTTAATGTCAAATATCCACTCATGGTATCGGCTGTTTTCTTAACAAATCCACCCAAATAATTAAAATCAGGTGTGGATGAACCCAAACAATATTGAGACAATGTGCTAGGATTTATAGATCTATCAATAACACCTGGTGCATTGAATGATGTAGCATTATATTGAGCGAAATTGACGGAAATAGTTGCGACTGTAGCCATATTTAGAATTATTTATCCAAATAATCTATTTTTTTCAACTCTATACCATAAAAATCAAAAATCTCTTTAGTATTAACAGCATCGACATTATCATATTCTTTATTATATATGACCTTTTCTATGTTCCATGCACATATTAATTTAGCACAACTGCAACAAGGTAAAAGAGTTATTGCTATAATCTTCGCTTCGTTTCTGGAGAATAATGATAAGAGATTAGATTCAGCATGTATCATGAAGGGCCTTCTCTTATCTCTATCATCCCAAAATACAGAATCTACATCCTTACCACTTTTTAAACCATTATAAGCCACACCCAAAACGCGATTATCGTGCGAAAGAGCACAAGCTCCAACTTTTTGATACACATCCTCAGATCTAAGAGATGCTGTTTTTGCTAACTCTAGGGCATATTGCTCCCAATTTATACGATGCATAGTATATCTTCAACTTCTTTTTTTAAGAACGGAACAGTATATTTCATCCACTTAGCTTTAAAAATATGTTTAGTATCTATCTGCCTTTTCAACCAGTATATATTCAAAAAACCACATTTCAAATTAGTGAGTTTCTCTATCATGTAAGCATAAAAGGATAACTGTAAAGCATATATAAAATATTCAGAATTAGGTAAATGCGAAACTGGTTCTAATAAAAATTTATCATTATATTGATTTTCAAAATTAAATTTAATATTTGTTTTAAAATCGGATATATTAAAAAATTCCTCAGTAAATTCAACGTAATCAGATGTTCCACAAATTTTTTTGTTTTTATCGAAACAAATTAACTCATTGTATCCATTTTCACTATAAACCATGTCACGGATATCTTTCACCACTTGAGAATATTTCTCATTCGATATTTCCCCGTTTAAAAAATACTTCTCGACATTCTCGTGAATATCAGTGCCATAGTCTAATCCAGTTTTTTTCTTATCGTCCCAACTTTTTAAAATTTCATCAACACTTACTTTTTTTCTCAAGGCACATTCCAGAGCCTTTCCCTCCAAGTCAAATTTGGGTTTAACTCTAGATAAAATAGAAGAGACGGACATGTACTCATGTCCGTCTCCACAAAAATATTGATGTTTCTCCTTTTCCAGAAAAGGTATTTTTACCATTTCCAATGGAAATTCTTTAGTCCACATCAATTTAGCCTTAAGAAATAGTCGTTTCCGATGCGCCTTCTGAGATATTTTCAGAAGCTGGGGCGATATCAATTCTACTGAATGTCTTATCACCATGATGCATAACCACAGGAATTAAAGAAATATTATATTTCTTAACAATTTCCTCAATTTCACTCTTAGCTTTGGCTAGATTTTCGTTTTCTGTATTTTTAGTTGTGTTGTCTTCCATATTGAACAAGTATCTTACATTAATATGATATTAAGTCAAGATGAAAAATTGAAAAATACGTTATCCATTTGAGGAGCAGCAGAAATTGATACGATTTCAGTATTGTAATAAGTTGAACAATCATCTTTTTCTATAACCTGAGAACTGAGTGAAAAATAACTACTTTCTTGCAGATTTCCCTTAGCGACCGTAAGTGCGGCGTCAATAAAGAATATATTTTTAATCGGAACTTCTTCCGCTGGAAATATCCAACCTTTTATTTCAAATCCTGTTTTACCTATTATAACCGATTTTTTATTACCAGCAATGTCGGTTGGATACTCGACATTCACAATTCCATTCCACAATACCTCTGAACGTATTTCTTCTATGAATGGGATATTATATTCCTCTGGCACTTTCCAAGAGAGTATTATGTAAGGATTGCAGAAAGGTATAAAATTAGACATTATCTGATCCAAGTCCGTTTGGTACTTGGTCATTATATTCATTTCTACTGATATATTAACTGGAACTGGTGTCCTATAAAAATTACTCAGCTGTCCTTTGTTTTTTTCGTCAATTACTGTTGAATTTGGCTTATAAAATCCACCATTTTTATTAAAAACACGGCTATTGTCTCTGCTGAAACTAGTTATGTTTATACTTACAACTGGAAGAGTTATGTTTTGTGAAAAGTTAACAACATCATACATCACCCTCTGTTTGGGAGCATATACATATCTAACCTGAACTGTCTGTCCAACATCTCGTTCAGCATTGAATCTTTTAATGACCACATTATTAAAAGCGGCCAAGAATTGAACCAATAGATTCTTAATTTCAAAAAAGTAGGGATTTTTACGCATTTACTTAAAACGTTCTAAGAAGTATTTAGGTAATTTTTTATTATTACGCATAATCACCTGTTCAATATTCCCATCTAATATGTAAGTATCTGAAAAGTCGCTCTCATCTCTAGTGCATCTTCCACACATTTGGACCAAATTATTCAACATGGCATTAGTGTACCAGACACTATCCTCTTTAAAAATCCTATTAATTCTTTTATCAGAAAAAGGCAAATAGGGTAATTTAACTACGATACAAAATCTTCCCAAATCACCTTTTAAATCCACACCATAAGTTAATGATGGGCTAACTATAACTGTGGGATCTTTTGACTCTGAGTGTTCTGCCAAGAGCATATCATTACTTGAAAGGCTATCTCTATACAAGAACCTACTACTCTCTCCTAAGTGTCTCTTCAGCTGTTCCGCAATACTCATCGTATGAGTATGGATTATACCTTTAACGTCTTTATGTATTTTACAAATTTCTTTAATTTGTTCAGCTATCAAGGGAATCTTTTCACTTAAATTGGCATGGTTTAATTTATGCTTTGTTGATATGTAGATTGGTGATTTCGAAGCCTCAAAAGATGAATCGGCTTCAATGTACTCGTAATCATCTATTCCTAAAGATTTCGCAAATTTAACATGATCGACGATAGTGGCAGACATTAATAAAATCTTATCACCATGTGAAAAAATATTTTTAGATAATGTATCTACCTTTAGTGGTATGAAATTTACTACATTTTTTTGACGATCAATTATCCAAGAAGCATCATTTTTATATTTTAAAATATTTGAAATACTATTCGACAAATTCCTAACAAATAAATACTGAGATTTTTCTCTTTCAGAAATTAATTCCTTTCTAGCATTTAAAGATTTTTTTAATTCTTCCAAATAATCTGAAATTTCTAACTCGGAATTTTCCACCCATTTAATAGCCTTATAGAAATCATCCGTGGTGAGTCTGCTTATAGGAACATCATATTTTGATATTTTATCGAAATCAATTGAAAGGGTGAATTGTTTAACAATTTCATTTTCCAGTTCAGATGCTTCATCACAAATGATATAATTTTTTCTCTTCAAATGATCTGGGACAGTAAAAAATATTTTATAATTTAAAGCAGTAAATTGACTTGTGAGTGCCTCGTTTCTTGCATTATAATATGAGCAGAAGTTTTTTTTCCAACAATCTTCTTTCATTTTAGATAGCATCATACATGGTGCAATTTCAACATCGGAATGTTGATCGACATTACACATATAATTACTCTTACCTTTAAAAACCTTACAGTCTTTAAATAAAGACAAATACTGATCTTGTAATGCCTTTGTGATTGTTAAAACAAATCCACCGAACGGTGGTTCCTCGAAAAGATCATCTTCTCTATCATAACCCCCATTTTCGTTTTGTGCATATGCTTCATATGAATTCACAAGACGTTTAAATTCTCCACTAGGAGCATCCGATGAATTCGCTAGAGTGGCTGAAAGGAAACTTTTACCAGTCCCAGTGGGAGCGGATACAATTACAAATTTTTTACGAGTGAAGGCTGAACCTATTTCATTTATAAGTTCAATTTGAGATTTTTTAGGTTTGAATTCAGAAGGAAAGTTTTTGATCATATGAAAACCACATCCACCACATTATCATATAATGCGTTTTTGGATATTGGTTTTATCATCTTACATGAAAATTCAAATTCGTCAATAGAATAACACAATTTTTTTATACTGTAGTCTAAACGTATAGAACTCAAGTTGTCTGTCACTGAAAAAGCCATCGGTAATTTGTAATATTTTATTGTACCAGAAACATCTAACGTAAAAGAATAATAAAAATCACTAAAATTGAAAAGTATCAACTTACCTTCCTTTATTGTCTTATTATTGCAAACGAAACGCAAATTTCGATGCAAATTATCTAAGAATATTTCATTTCCAGTGTCTTTCATAATTTACAAATTCATCCAATATTGTTTTTCATTGGGACTTTTTGGATATATCTCTTTATTAAAGTAATCCCAAAATTTATTAATGGCATCATTGTTTATTAGAGGTATCTTAGCAATCAAATTACAGTAACTCATATTAACGCACCTATAATCTTGCATTAAAATATCCCAAACCAACACTAATTTATAATCATCTGGATTATATGCTGGAGGGTTGTACATTCTCCCATCATAATTCAAGGTTAGCCTACCATCTAAGGACTCTAGTAGTAATGGTGATCTTGTACATAACATTCTTCTGTACAATGATTTACCCACAACATAGTTCCTTCGGCGGAACTTAATTTCGCAAACGTTTGTTGTTGCGAGTGCTTTTAGATTCTGTCTTGATATGTACATCTTTTCTAGGTTTAGCTATGCCGAAAATTCTATGTTCATTTAAAAACTGCCCATGATTCAATGTGCCGTAACCGTCAATTTCGACATTAGAAATCATGATGCCTTTATTATTGGGGAAAATAACGTGATCATCTTTTTTGACCAGAGATACACCCTGACCGCAAAGAATTACTTTACCAACCCTCCATGCTTGGGTGTCAGCGTTAACTGGAACAATCAAGCCATTTCTAACAATTTCATTAGTGTGTCCACCCAAATCCACCAACTCCACCAAAACAATATCATCCAATACTTGAGATAGATCGTATCCAATAAAAACACTGTTTAAAGAATTTTGCGAAAAACCATCTAAATCGATCAAAGATCGTTGTACTTCCAATTTATCAATATCCATTTTCATATGTGTTTCTATTTACACCATAATATTAAAATGCAAGGGATATTATTCAACTGTTTCTTCAATTTGTTTTTTAATATAATCTATCATTTTGGATTTCTTTTTCGGAACAATATTTAATAACATTTTATAGTGCATATCCTTATCATTGTTAAAATAATTAACCTTATTGGTGGTTTGATTTATGATGTTCGCGGATTCACCATCAAACATAGATGCCCAACGATTAACCATAAATGGATTGTATGTTTTAAGATCTTCTATATTTTTTGAAGTGTGCTTTTTTTTATGAAATAGTATATTTTTTACGTAATCTAATGTTTGCATTATTCGTATTGTAGTTGAAATTTCTAAAAATACCAGACAAAAAAACTTTATTTTTGAAAACCGACACATAAATAATAACGTGCCAGCAAACGCCTCAACAGGAAGAGAATCTACATTCGGAAGAAGTTTAATGAATTATGTTAATTCTTATCTTCCATATCAGTCTTATACTGTTATAGATACTATTTCTAAACTAAATCCGAAATTTAAATCCTTTCAAGATACTGGTTCTAAAAGAACCGAAGCACTGTCCAGACAAAGTATTAGTTCTTCATCTGAATACAATGATTTATCACCTTCTGCATTTTTTAACATCGATTCAAACTTTTCGCAATACATGTATGCGAATGTTCAGGCAGATAAGATCGCAAGAATTCGTGACTATCGTGTAATGGCGGCTTTTTCGGAGGTAAGTGAAGCATTGGATGAAATTTGTGATGAGGGAATAAATAAAAATGAAAATGGTGAAATCATATTGTTAGAATACACCAAAGAAAAATTTAAAACAGAGGTTAAAAAGGAAATAGATGAAGAGTTCGATAAGGTTATAAATTATTTTGAACTTGAGAAAAAAGGTTGGGAATACATTCGCAGTGTATTAGTTGATGGGGAATTGTATTGGGAAAATGTAATTCACAAGGAGAGAGAAGATGAGGGTGTTCTAGGAGTTATTAGTGTCCCTACTGAATTAATTGATCCCATTTTTGGTAATGTCCAAAATATGATGATCAAAGGATTTTTGCTACGTAAACCAGTTTTCGATAAGACAAATCCTTCAAAAATAATAGATTATGCATTAATTCCAATGGATAAGAATCAGATAACATATGTTAATTCTGGTATTTGGAATGAGAACAAAACAATGCGTATTCCTTTTATTGAAAACGCAAGAAGATCTTATAGGCAGTTATCTTTGATTGAAGATAGTATAGTAATTTATCGTTTAGCTAGAGCACCTGAGAGATTGGTCTTCAATGTGGATGTTGGTACAATGCCAGCACCTAAAGCTGAAGCATATCTCAGGAAGATGATTCAAGATTATTGGTCCAAGAGAACATTTGACATGGATCAAAGTGGGCAAGTTAATAAGTTTAATCCTCAGAGTTATTTGGATAACTATTGGTTCGCTAAAAGACAGGGATCGGAAGGCACTGATGTCAAATCATTACCCGCTGGACAAGCTCTCAATAGTTTACCAGATTTAGATTATTTTTTAATAAAACTATACAAGGCATTGAAGGTTCCAGTAAATAGAATCTCACCAGAATCTGCTTATAATGACGGGATGTCTATCCTTAGAGAAGAGTTGAAATTCGCAAACTTTATTATGAGACTACAGTCTCAATTTTCTGAAAGCATAAAAAACACATTTATTGTCCATTTAAGACTAAAGGGACTTTGGGACAAATATGATATAAAGGAAACTGACTTCAACTTAAATTTCGTACCTCCTGTTAATTTTTACGAAATGAGAGAAGCTCAAAAGTCTGAAATAAAATATACAACATTTAATAATATGACTCAGAATGAATCTATCTCTAAGACATATGCACAAAAGAAATACCTCAAGTGGGATGATCAAGAAATCTTGGCAAATAGAGCATTCTTGAAAAAAGATAAAGAACTTGAATTTGAATTGGCTCAAATTCAAGCAAATGGTGGAAACTGGAGAGGTGCGGCAGTTAGTGGAGAAATGGTTGAGGGTCAACCATTAGCGGCTGGAGCTGGAGGGGCTATTCCAGGAGGTGAAGGTGCTCCACCTCCTTCTGGTGGCGGTGAAGCCCCTCCTCCTGCTGGTGGTGGAAGTGAAGCTCCTCCTAATTTCGGACCTCCTCCCTCTGGTGGGACCCCTCCTGAAAATCAAGCACCTGAAGCTGGAGCTTCTGAATAGGTTTTTGGTTAAATAATTCTATGGGATTATTTGCCAATACATTTTCTATTATTTTAGAGCAAACGTGGAATGGTGGTTATGCTAATATGTTTATGCCTATGGGTGAAGCCAAGCATAAAAGAAATAAAGAATCCAGACATAGGCGATCTATTGTTTTAGATCCATTTAAAAGAAAACACGCTCAAACTGTTCCAGAAATGCATAAACCCGACATGAGCGTAATTCAACAGGTTGAAAGATTGAAAAACAATCCAACTGTAAATGTTCCAGTAAACATAGTTCAGCTGAGAGCTATTTGTAAAAAATATCACATAAATAGCGTTTCTAAATTAGAACCTAAGAAATTGGGGAATACAGGAATTATGATTATTTGGAATGAACCAACTAACTCTTTTATACTAAAAAAATGATAACTTACGACAAATATACTGGAGTGAATTGTATCAGAACGTATCCGAATAATTACCTAGAATACATTCAACCAACAATAAGGTTTACAGATAAGGATAAAAATCAAGCGGAGAGAGCACTTTATAGTAATTACTGGCGAGAACAAATAGACATGTATGGTCAAAAGATATTATATTATAGAAATCTTTTTAATTTACAAGATGGTGATCTAACTTACGGAGAGATGCCATTAAATCAATTTGAATTACCGAAGACGATGATAATGATCATGACTTTGACAGAAAATGCATTGGTTCTATCTAAGTTTGGATATCAATCTGATGATCAAGTCACAGCTTATTTACACATTAGTTCATTCTATGCACACTATCCACCTAGCCTCGAACCAAAGGCTGGAGACGTATTTAAATTAGTTGAATATGGTTCAGATAGACCTGGTGAGCGTGATGGTAAAATGTATGAAATCACTGAAAGATGCGATGAGGATAATTCACAAATAAATCCCCTAGGTGGACACTATGTCTGGTTATTGAAAGCCAAAAGACTTGAGCATTCCTTTGAGAATCTCTCACAGGAGAAGGGGAATACTCAAGTCTATGATGATAGCTTTTACGGTGATTTATCTGGCTCCAAAACTCCTCTCGTTAAACGTGATGAATCGTATCCACAAGATCCTGATTCTGAATCAAAGAAGTTTGTGTTTGATATGTCTGTGAATGATACTCTTGAATACGGGGGATATTATTAAGAGGGTTATAATCCAAATTCCTCCCGATGCCTCCCTCTTCGGCATCCAAGTCAATTTCCATACTTTTAAATCTTTCTTTCATATATTTTTTAAAAGCAACTGGCTTAACCCAGTCAATATTATCCAAGTTAACTTTCAACTCTCTAGCTTTTTCTTCAGTTTTTTCAACAATCTCTAGAAGACATAGCCATCTAATAAATCCCTCTCTGCTTATATTGTAATCACCGCTTTTAGTTTCGATTGTTATATTATTCATATTGAATAAGGGATATTACTACTTGCATCTGAAAGTGTCAAGTGAAAAATTTAGAAACCGTGAAAGATGTTAAAAACGATAGTATTTTTTTATTATCTGGCAAACATTTCAAATTATCTAATATTTTAATGTTGGTTTGGATATTGGAAAAGAGGAGGTCGATTAGATATGAATTTTCATCATTTTTATTTTCAACCTTAACAAAATTTTCCAATTTGAAAATAAAATCCTTGAGTGTATCTTTGTTTGGGTTTTTGAATTTATTTTTCTTATAAATCAAATAATCATCGACATTTTTTTTAAAATGCATTTCAAAAAACAATTCAACTTCCTTCGCGGAAGGAATTCTCGTATTCTCTCCTTCTGGAGATATGTTACTACCCTTAACTTCGTCAAATTCTATCATTATGTGATGGGTCTTTCAATGCTTCCTCGAAAGTATTTAATACTTCTGGGTGAGATAGGGGGTCGTGTGTTATTGGGTCGGTTTTTAATACAGTTTTAGTCTCTACGATTACTCCTATTTTTTTATAACACTCACCACACTGATATGTATTATCACCATTGATATCTATTTGAATTTCACTTTTTATTTTTTTATCACATGGACAGGTGACACTAGCTGTTATTTTGGACAACTCTATAGCAGCCTCAAGTTCTAGTTGCGCTTTAAAGAATGCATTTTGCCTTTTAACGTGTTCACCGTAAAAATAGAAAAGAATAATTTGTAGTAGAAAAAAGAAAATACTGCTAATCCAAAAATTAAATCCAAAGTTTAAGAAAAATAACCCACCCAATATTGAAACTATAAGCGTTATCGCAAAGCTATATGCTAATTTTTTAATCACAAATATATTTTATATCATTTTTTTGGATTTTCAACTATTTTATTCATATCTTCCGTTGTTGAAAAAATAATTTCTTGTATTTTGGCCAATTTATCGTTAATGGTATTAACAGCCCTAACTTTTTGTGCATAATCAGAAATGACTGGATTTGATAAAGAATTTCGTAAATTCAATCTAAGGTTAGCGGACTGAACGAATAAATTTCCAATTTGTTGTAAAAGAGAATTTAATCCAAAGGGTAAATTTTCGGGTCCCTTATATGTCGTACTGTTTCTGTGCGTATTTACAATATCATCTACAGTAATGACTTCTGAGGGAGCTTCTTGTTTAGCTATACCTTTAACCCACTTATTATAGATTTTAGTATCATCTTCCTGTAAGATATTAAATTTTTCTCTCATCGCTACTAAATATTTAGGTACAATAGCTAAATAATCTTATGGGAATTTACGAAAAATATTTTAATACACTTCTGGAACAAGATGAAGTTGAAACGGATTCAATTGATGCCGTTCCAGAAGATGAGGCTGGTGCTATGGCGGCTGAATTAGATGCTGGTACGCCTCCAGAAGCCTTCGATGGAGCTTCTGGTCAAGTAGAGGTTATTCGTAAGGAATCCCTAGCAAAACAGAAAAATATCTTGGCTAGTTGGATTTCAGAAATTGAAAGATTTGTAGAGTATGTTAACGGTGTCAATCAAACGTCAGTACAGGGACAATTACACAATGCTGGTTGCGATACACTGTTTGAAAAAATAGCTTCTTCAGAACATAGAAGAATAAGTAGAATAGCAGTTGAGCTTTCTGGATTGGCAGAAGCTCTTAAGGGTTATTTAATCGCTGGTGAACAAGATTAATCTCACTTAATCTCAGATAGTTTTATCTTACCAGTCATTCCAGTATAAGAGTGCTTGCATATGAATTTATATGGGAATTCATCTATATTGTATGCTATACACACATCATTCAAATCCTTATATTTTGAGTATTCTTTAGGCCAGATAAAAACCTTCTTACCCGCATCGAGTAAGGCTTTACTTTTCTTTTTGGATGTGGCATCAATCCATTGATTATCTAAAACGAAAATTAATTCATGTAGTGGAAATAATTGAATTTGATACCTTTGCCTTTCAGTAAAGGTATCACTACCAGACTCAGATATGCCAGCTAGTGCCACACCGTTTTTAATAAATGTCGAGTCTATGGGTCCTTCAGTTACAAATATATATGGTATATCCTTATCTACATTGTTTATATTAAAGACCGATCTCTCTGAATTTTTTTTAGATAGATACTTTGGTTTATTATCATCCAATAACAATTTCCTAGATTGATAAAAAACAATTTTATTGCTTTCATCGTAAAATGGAATTATCAGTCTATTACCATGAACGAAGTCATTCAAGGTCACATAGTATTTTTTTGGATGATTTATAGCTGTCATCATTTTTCTATCCTTCAATACTTCCAGTGCCTTTTTAACTACAGGTTCATTATTGAAGAAAAGAACCTGTTCCTGATCCGTCAAATCGATACAATCACTCGGCAAGTCATAATCAACTATCTTTTTTTTAGGTTTTGGGGCATCATTTACATTTACAGTATCATAGTTCTTTGACTCATTGATAACATCGATAAACAAATCACCACTCAACTCCATAATCCAATTAACAGGATTACCATGCCATCCACAATTATGACAATGTATTATATTTTTTTTAGCGAGATAATAGCATCTCTGCTTTCTCAACCAAGAAGACCCTTCCCTACAAATGGGGCAACTGGCTTGATATGAATTGCAACCCCTATTATATTTGGGAGAACCCGCATATTGATAAAATTTAGATACAATGTATTCTTCTGGTAAGACTACCATGAGGTAAGAATACTACAACAATAAACTATGTCAAGGATTTTCTGACTCAATCGGTGTTATGCTCACAACACCCTTACGTATGAATGCACCAGAAGCAGGATCAATCCAATGAGCCTCTTTAACCATATTCTTCCCTTGTCTGGTTTCAATAATTCTAGGAACGCAAGGTTGTCCAGATATTGGAGATGTTATAATACGTGGCTGTACATTGTTCATTTAAACTATTTATTTGGACATTGTGTTTTTTCCATGTATTTTAACTAATTTATATACATCAGATGGAACAATGTTTACAAAGTCTAATATTTTATTATCCAAACCAATGTCGAATTTAATAATATCAACCTTTCGTATTTCCATCTTAGGTAAAGATACAAAAAACAAAGTATCATCCTCTTGATGAAAAAACACAAATATTTCACCATAGTAGTCACCCCTAAGAATAGCATAAGATGAACCCTTAGTTATGTGGGTTTTTTTAACTGGGGAAAAAAAATTAAAAATCTTTCCCAACATATTCATTCTCTTATTCCCCCCTATTGAAAATAACTCTACTCATTAAGGAACTCAATGCATCAGAGTCTATTTGCGTATTTGCATGATGGATGCAAATTGGATCGCCCTTCATATCGTAACCAAATATCATAAAAGCCTGGAGGAACTCTGATACATGATTGTTTATTATTTTAACAGCTTCTTCACTATCTTTTGTCTTTTTCTTAACGCCTCTAACATAATTCTGAATAGAATCAATTAATAATTCATTTATTTGAGCACTGTCAATAGCACTCATTTTAATATCATTTACAGGAAGTTTTTTTTTTGCCCTCCGTTTATTATTATCATTTCCTTCCATGATTGAATTATTTATCTTTATGATATGGGCTATTGATGGAATTATTTCTAACGCCAGCATTAATTAAATGAGTTATAATAACTTCCAAACTTTCAGTTTTAATCGATAAATTTTTAGCGAATTTCTGACCCCCATCATTAAGCTCAAACATAATGTCGCCCATAAATTCCTTGTTAACATAACAAGTTATCCATAGAGATGATCCTTTCGGATCAACTAAAACACTCCAACAACGAGGATCATGAATACCATAATCATCAAACATTTTCCATACTATGAAACCAGAATCCTTAAGTCTTTTAATAAAATAACTAGGAGTTTTAATGGAATTTTTTGTTTTGTGTCTAGTATCGTTTTTCATTTTATTAAGGAAGACATGATGTATTTCATTTTATTATAATTATTCTCAATCTCAAATAATACAACTCCAATTTTAACATTTATTTTAACTTTAATTTCATCAATATTAGAAATATCCATAATCCTAAATATCTCAAAATTTAAAGGTAAAGAATCTACAGGATCTCCAAAAAAAGATTCAGAAATCCTTAAAGTTATTGTGTCTATATTATTTCTAGTCTTGTCGGTTAATTCACCATGAATGCCGTCATTACTATTTCCAAATAAATATATCTTATTCGACTCTGAACTAAAAACGGAACCCTTTATTAAATCTCTAATAGTCTGCTTTTTTATTGAAAAGCTGGATTGAAACTCAGTGTCCCTCAATCTGTTCAAACTCATTTTTGGACTCTTTATTATACCATCTTCCTGTAAATGATATTTGAAACGAATACCAGAATCTTTATAAGATAAGTTATTCTCCTCTAACTCAAAAGAAACATCATCCGTAGCAATTGTATCAAATGCTTTAATTAACTTTTTAATATCTGGACAATTTAATGTCTTGATATCAACGAATTCAGACTCTATGGGGTATTCGACGTGAATATAGATACTATTATCGCTAGTACATGTTAAACAGGACAACTTGTCAGTATTAACTTCCAAAATAGAGGCATCAGATATCTTAGATATGGGTGATAAGAAATTTTTTACAAAATTTAATTTACTCTTAATTTTTATTGTTTTTGACATGTTTAATGATTATATCAAGCTTCTTCTCAAGGTCAAACAATTTCTTATGAATATCACTAACTTCTGCCTGTTTAAATAAAGGCAATTCAAGTTGATTTCTATCAACTTGACTATTATTAACCTGAACAGGTTTAATGGTTTCTTGAATAGAAAAACTCTGCACTGGTTTATGTTGATTCACATTTCCAACATAATTAACAATGGATGAATCTTCCATAATACTATTGATTATATTTGTATTATAATCAGCAGCCGCAGATTGATTACCCGAATTATTATAATTGGGTAATATGTTATCATAATTCACCATGCCCTTAGATAGCGAGGTGGAAGAATTGACAATTAAATTATCCACGTTACTTCTTAGTTCGGATATTGGACCAGAGATAATACCCTTTAGTGCTTCGAGCACTAAAGGGTGATTAGCTGGCAAGTCCCCTCCTGGTTGAAAGGTATCTTCCATTTTTTAATCTAGATCGGCCAATAATTTCTTTAAATTATCATCATCTTCACTATCGCTTGCGAATGGAGAAGTATCATCATCTGAACCAGATGCTTTAGGTGTACTGAATTCTCCAGATGCCTCAACTACAGCCGCTTGTTTCTGTTGGAACGCCTTGTTCTCAACAAGGAGTGTCGGCTTCACAAAGAAATGCTCATCTAGAATTTCAAGCAACTCGTCCTGAGATTTTGTTGAAACGATTGAAGTCAAATCAAATGCTAAATTGTAAACCTCCTCTGCCTTAGTATCAGTCATTCCCTCAATCTTACGAGGCATTGTGAACTTGGAAGATGTATATGAAATATAATCACCCTGTTGTTCAGACTTGATCTTAAAGTTTACTCCATTTTCAGATAGATCAAAGATCCTTGGACCAAAGTCTTCTGAACCTTCACCATCAATCGCATCGGAAATAATCTTATGGAGTTGCTTTCCATAACGAATAATCTTCAATGTCCCATTATTTTCAGGGTTTGTGGGGTCATCAACAACATAAGCGTTAATCAACCAGCGTTCATTACGGCGAAGAAGATTTGCCTTAGCCTTTTCCTCATCGGTACCATTTCTCAACACCTTAAACTTAGTGTCGGTGATTGGGCAACGTTGACCAAATGTAGTTGGAGATAAAACACTGGTATACTGACCAGTTCCAAATGAACTCCAGTCATAGGTATAATAGTGGAAGAATGTCTTCTCTGGTGAGGACACATTCGGAATCAGTCTAACGGTATAAGTTTTATCCTTCTCAAATTTGAGAATGTTTCTTGTACCAGATTGAACTGCGTTCTTTTGAAGAGCATCTTTAATGCTATCAAACATTTTGTTGGTGAATGTATTCATATTCGTAAGCAATATTACATTAGTTTTTGTATATGTCAAGCCTATCTTTCAATATTTTTAAACCATCCGTGGAAATTTTATTACACTTCACGGAAGAGTATAATTTAGTGCGGAATATGGATAACTTGGAAATGACATCTCCAAGCATGAATTCTAGAAGTTCATAATTCTGGGAATTAACTACCTTATCGAAATTAGAAAAAGATAAACAGTTATAAACCGATATATTTTTTTCCTTTAAATGTAAAAACACAGTATTCATGTTATTGGTTTTGTGATATATGTATTCGTGCAAGCCGAGTTTATTATGTTTACAAAATTTATATATGAACTCCAAACCACTCAATACCGCTTTCTTTTGAACATCAGAATCTGGATCTAAATATGTTTTTTTCTTCTGATACAAACTATAGGTTTTCATAGCCTTCTGTGTTATATAAAAATTCAAATCAAAATGATTTTCATCTTCGTATATCATATAGGGAGCTTCGAAAAAATCATTCAGATTCACATATGAGTTCCTATTGAAAAAATTTTCCAATTTCAACAACGTGGCATAATTGACATCATCGCTAATAGTGGAAAAATCTTTCCTAGTTTTATATGGTAAATTTTTCTTCGTTCTACTTATCCTCAAATAAGTATTGTATATATTTTCCAAATCTCTCATTTAGTTAAACAACTAACGTAGTGAATCTATAATTTTTTTGTTTTTCTTATTGTTAAGAAATTTCATAACATATTTAGATTTATATAAAGACGCGTCATTATCTAAAAATAGCCTAACAGCATCCATATCATTGTCAATATTGTTTATCAATTTGAAGAAATCACGTATCTTAATATCCTGGATATACAATAACAGAATTGATGCATAATTCATCTTCTTGTTATTCAGTATACTTATAAAACTACAGAATGAATTAAAAATGTGTTCCTTTTCTCTATTTTCCTTTTCCGATATCATATTTATTTAAAAGTTTTGTAAAGGTCATGAATTTTTCAGTTAACAAACCTCCTGCGGTATTTTTATACCCACCACCATCTGTGAGATTTTTAGCCAATTTTGGCAAATCTACATTTGAGTGATGGTTTTTTCTAAAGTTCACTTTTTTAGTAACGGCATTAACAACTATAGCTATTTCAAATCCCATATTCGTTAATTCAGAGGCTACTTCATTTATACAAGTATCCGCAAATGTGGCTATAACTTTGCGGAAAACCCCTTGTATCTTAAAGTCACCAACATAAAAATCAGCAGCATCAATTATTTTTCTAATTTTATTTTTATAAAAATCTATGATCTTTAATTGATCGTTTCCGAATGCGGTGAATCCATTATTGAAATCATTTCTAAACTTTTCAAGTTTATCTCCCTGATAATTCCAAAATATCATGTTTAAGCCAATTGAAGTTTCCCTTTCCAGTAATCTATAGGAAGCATAATCATCTACCAAAGCAACCAACTTTCTTTGATCGGCTGTTATTTTTCTGTCTTTCATGGTATCTTTCAAATGCCTATATAACCCCAACACAGTAGAACCATATTCCAATACCTTAACTTTAGCGTTCACATAGAGAGATAGACACCTTTCAGCCTCTTGGTGATGATCGAAGATGTATACGTTCTTATGATCAATTAAATGTAATATATTACAGGTATCAAAACCTAAAAAATAAATAGAATCATATTCGTCTATTTTATTTTTTAATAACCATTTAGATACGCTATTATGTAGATTTTCATGGTTACTTATAGTATATGTAGGCACATTCCACAAATACCATTGTAACACCATATACGATGTCACTCCATCCAAATCGGAGTGAACAAATACATGTATTTTTTTCTTGTTATCCATTATCTATTAACTTATAACGGATTCATCAATCTTCAAGTGATTTAATTGATTTATTAAATTCGCAGACTTCATCTGTCCCGCTTCTCACATCTTCCTCAGACAAGGTTAATGTGGTATAATCTATTTTCAACATAGTCGATCCAAAATTGGGTCCAAAACGATTTTTAGCTACTCCCATATTAATAAAACCATTATCTTTATCTTCATCGGTTTGCCAAATATTGAAAATACAATCTGCGGTGTTCGCTAAACTAATACCCTCAGAAATTGTTTCTAAACTAGGACTAGCGGAATTATAACCTGAACGATTAATTTGAGATGCGGTGATGACAGGAATGCTAAACTTGTAGGAAACGGCTCTGAGTTGCTCAGATATATGTTTAACACGTTCGTACATATTACTAACACCTTTAACACCACTGTCCATCAGATTCAAATAGTCCAATACCAAACAATCAACCTTAATACCTCTCTGCTGTAATTTTTTCAAATATGCCGCAACTTGAAATGGGGATATTGTTGATGGAGGGAATTCTTTAATTAGAATTTTCGATTCCTTATTTCTCTTCTTGATATTATTCAATTGGCTTTTGAGCTTGCCAAAATCATTCTTCAACTCAAACATTGGAATTTTAGTCAAATTGGATGCGAATCGCATTCCATACATGATCTCAGACATTTCCAAAGAAATTACCAAACATGTCTTGCCTTGCATTGCCACATTAGCAGCAACATTTCCAAGGAAAATGGATTTACCGACATTTGTTTCACCGATAAAGACATATAATGCCCTACCATTCTCACAAAAACCACCACTAATCTTATTATCCAACCATCTCCACCCACTAGATATTTTACTCTCATTCTTAGAAAGTTCGTTTATAAAGTGATCAACATCGTCCAGAAGACTCATACCTATGGATGTTGATAAATTTATGCCTACAGCTTTCTCCATCTTAATCAGTAATGCGGATGAATCTAAGTTACCGCCATCGAGCTTTTGAGCAGCTTCTAAAAGGGTATTATATACAGACCTTTCTTTGAGGAAGGTTTCTGTATTTTCAAATAATTCATCACGATTAAATTTTACATTTTCAAGTTCCCTAAGTTTAACTCCCAAGCTTTTTAGAGATTCCTTAGAACTAGGCTCATCTGTATATGTTTTAATCTCAACTAAAGATGGAACTTCGCTCCTTTTAATGTAGAAGTCGGTTATAATGCTAATTATGCACTTAATATCCTTATCCATGAAGATGCTTGGATTTAAATGATCAATGATAGCCCCCAAATATCCACTGTCAAAAAGACAGTTATACATCACAACTTTCTCGTAGTAATCTAAATCTATTTTTGTAGTATTTTTTTCCATTTATTTTTAAAATATTCGTTTGAATCACTCCAACCTTTATGTCTTTCCTTTAAACCTGGTGAACTATGGTTGATTAAAATAGGCCAAGTGCCAATTTTTAATTTATTAATATTGCATTGAATAGAAAAGTCCAAATCATAATGGTGAAACATATAGTTTTCATCAAATCTAGTATTAGATTCCAATATCTTTTTACAATTCAATACCATGACAACGCCATCAATCATAGCTACTCTATTTGGAGATGGTCCAAATACTGTAACATAAAATTCTTCTGGATCATTGGAACATGGATGACCAGCAAACCCCCTCAACTTGCTTCTATCAGTCATAAGATGCCACAAGTTATCATCTTTAATTGTGGGATCGATGCATCCAGCAACACCTAAGATGTCGTATTTTTGCATTCCCTGTTCTATTTGATAAGCCAAATCCATGTTTATAAATTCCACGTCATCGTGGACAAGAATCATATAATCGCAGATCTTGGCATGTTCGTCAATACATTTATTATAAAATTCACATAAACCCGTCTTCGTGTTATTATGTTTTAATTTTAAATCTATTTTATTTTCAGAATGCTTATTTATTTTTTGAAGATTTTTGAAAATTTTAGTTTGACAAGGATCAGCACTTCGTGATATGCTACACGCAACAATATTCATAAAAATATTGTAACATATAAACTAAATAATTCAATACTATGAGAAACAAAGATCAGGAAGCTATATTCGAATCCTATAAACAATTAATACTAAACGAGCAAAACATCATCGGGGGTGCCTCTGATGATGATATGAGCGATATCGATGCCGATATTGACGATTTAGATGATGATACGCCAGACGAGCCGCGTCCTAAGAAAAACGTGGTGATAAAAGCTGACGAAATAGGTCTTAATCTAGGACCAGTTATTCGTGCTATCCTTCGCAATATACCAGACATGAGTGAAGATACTGAGATTTTTACAAATTTGAAAAAGGCAATTGAAATGGCAAATTCAATTCTAGATGAAGAAGACCAAATTAAAGAATCACCATTGAAGGTTTATGAAAAATTGACAGAATTGGGTGTTCTTAGAGAAGAAGAAATGGAAGCAGAGGCTTTCGATGATTTTGAAAGCGGAACAGAGAATGCCGTTTTGCAAAATTTTGAGGATGATGACTACGATATTGACGAAGATCCAGAACTATCTAAATTGGGTAAAAGAAGTGATTTTGCTGCGGGTATGGGTAAAGATGTTGAACGAAACAAAATCGAAGATGAAATTCGCAGAATGGGTACCGATTGGCGTGGACAAGATGAAGATTTTAGGTCATCTAATTACTAACATATAGGACACTCAAAAGAGCCAACATTCGTAATACCTTCTCTAGTTAACTGATAAATTTCTCCATCTTGGAGTTCGGAAGATTTATCAAACTTAACAGATGAGAAGGTATTTTCGTATATATCAACATATAAATCAGCATTACACTTAACAATAAATGAATTTCTAGTTACAGCATTATGTATCCACATGCTATAATTACCTTGTAGATAAGATAAGGTTTCACTTATAAGTTTAACATCGTTCTTTTTTGAATTTTTAGATATGGCAACTAACAGATCAGATACTATTAAACTAACAGTATCACCCTCAACTTCATTCATCAATTCTTTCCTGTTTGTTATATCACCGCAACACGCTACAAACCATTCATCGGTAATAATTGGACTCATGTAATCTGGTGAAAATTCTTTAGTTTTGGGTTCAGTAATTCCAAAAAAAGTGTTATATTTCTTTCTTGGGAATTTATAATTCTTAGCCAATACATGAACCTTATATACCTCAAATGATTCATTTCCCATAAGAAACATTGAAAAATTTAATTTACTTTTACCTGTGTTTAGGGCTTGTAACTCAATAAATGTTTTCTTATTATTTGCACCATAAATGGTATTCATAATTATATTTATGTTTAAAAAATAAGAGTTCAAATCAATATAGTTAATATCGACTTGAACTCTTGAGACTCAGTTATTTAAAATGACTTAATTAGTCTTCTTTTTTAAACTTTAATTCATTCTTAAGTTTCTCCTCAAGTAATGGGAGAATCTTATCCCATACGGCGGCATCGTTACGCCAATCTTTATAAAAACCAAGAACTTCACCGTTCAGTGCATGTCTATGTCCTTGTTTTTCCAATACACCATATCCTTCAGCCATCTCAAGCAAACCAGAATACTTGTTCAGACCAGATCTAAAGTTCAAATACATTTCACATGTTAAAAATGGAGGAACAAAACGATTTTTCGTAGTAAATGCTCGCATTGTTAAACCATTAACGTCTTTAGATAGAGGGGTAATTTCATCATCTGAATTTTTATTATCAGATTTTCCAGATCTTTCTTGCTTTGTTGACATTTGCACAAGCACGGAACTCATATAAAGAGGACCAGATCCACCCGATTGATTCTTAACCAATGTTGGATACAAGGCTGCTGGATTATCATATACGTGATTTGTAAAAAGAACTGGCGTATTAGCCTTGGCCGCCGCATGAGTGATAGCCCTCAACATACTCTTAAGACTAACCGCTCTTGCACCCATATCGGCACTATCCTTCCCATCTTCAATGATCTTAGCTTCTCTCGAAGAAATTAAATTACCCAAAGAATCAATTACCAACATAACTTTACCTTGTAATTTATTCTCCACTACACTCTTTAGGAATTTCACAATTTGATTTCTACAATCCTCAATAATTTCAACAGGACAATGTTTAATCTTAGAAGCATCACATCCAAGGTTAATGGCAGTCTCTGGATCAAGAGCATTTTCAGTATCAAAGTAAACCACATGCATTCCTTTCTTTTGAGCATTAGCCATCACCTTGTTAGCGATAAGTGTTTTTCCGCAAGCTTGTGGACCAGCCAAGCCTGTGATTCTCCCCATGGGAATGCCACCATACAAAGAACCAGAAATAATGGCATTTAAAGCCATAGAACCAGTATCCACCCACTCTTTAACTGTTGATAGCGTGTTTTCATTCAAATACGCTGCTTCTGGATTAAGATCATCTAGAATCTTAAATACATCTTTAATGTTACCAACTTCTTCACTTGTTTCATCAACTTCTTTTTTATTTTTACCCATACCCTATAATAACAAAAGATCCGTGAAAGTCAAACTCTCACGGATCTTTTTTTTTATTTATTTTTAACTATTGATACCTATTCATCAAACAACTTGATGGTAGGTGCCTCTTTAGTTTCAACCCTTTGAGTGGGTTTAAACATATTAACATATTGCTCTAATAGTCTCTCATCCAAATTAACTTCTGACATTACGATCTTAGAAAGGTCATAATTAAAAATAACACCTTCATCACGAACTGTAATATTCACAAATTCCTTGAAGAAAACTGGAACCAATTGAACTGTAAGTTGCCCAGTATTATTAGGTGATGCGATTAGAATTGCTGGATTTTTAACTCTCAGTTTACCATCTGATGATAAAACATCACCAACGATAGTATGTCCAACGTGATCGATAAAAACCTTTGTATTTGCTTGTTCTTCCATAGGTAAATAATTTAACACGTTTAAATAAAAAATCAACAATTATTCTGCAAAAAAATTAACTAAATCACAAGTTGTCATATCGTTGGGTTTTTGCGGAATCCAATTTACAGCCTCAAAAAACTTTTGAACTGGTGAAAATATAACCTTATCGAACATCTTCTCGTAATCTGGTTCAAATAAAGACTTAAATTCGTCTGGATAATAATATTTAAAAGCTATAGCATCTATTCCAAACCTATTAGGTTTCTTCAGATAGAAAAGTTTTATTTTATCTCCACTCTGAATCTTCTCATACTTATTATCCAATTCCAATCTCTCTATCAATAAATTATAATAATAAGCAGCTTTAACGTGGTTAGGCATCCCCTTAGTTGTTTGAAATTCATTACACAATTTGGAGTATTTTTCATAATTCTTAATACCCTTAATGGTGGCTATTTCTTCAAGTGGTAATTTTAAAAATTGATCATGCGCTTCAGTGACAGCATCATTTGTCGTCTGATTATTCATTGTCGTCAACAATGTCTCAGCAATTTTCTTAACATATGGCTTAACCTTTTTAGGCATCGTGCTTTTAACAACATCAACACCAGTGTATTTGAATTTATTACAAGCTATCCCCTCGTTATCTAAAATATGTAATATGTAATGTTTTTTTCTCAAAAGCATAGCAACATCACAAATTTTTTCTCTTTTAAATACAATTCTACAATCCTTACTATTAAATTCATTGGCACCCCATTTCAGTATTTCTGAATTTAAATGATCGGATGCTTCATCGATCAATTTATACATATCAGCTGTTACCAAACCATTTTCCGAAAATTTAATACCATTGTGTGATATAATCTCATCGAATGAAAAGAACAAACTATCAGTATCAATATATCTAATAACCTCTCGTTCAATCTTTTTACCAGTTAAATTTTCAACGTATTTGGTCAAGATCTCAGAACCTTGATTGATAATAGCCTGCCCAGATAATGTAATCGACCTAGCTAGATCATCGTCACCCAATGTGAAGTATTTGTTACCAAAAGCACCATATATAGAATTAAGAAAAATCTTCAAAGAATGCTGCTTAATGTCCAACAGCCTAGATTCATACTGTAGTTTTTTTATTTCAGACGGATCTTTTTCAGTAACAAGAAGCTTGTTAACCTTATCCATCCTCTTTCTGGCATCAACCCTTTGTTTATAATAAACATCAATGATTTCAGGAAATAAACCCTTCTTCTTCTGTGTGAAAAGAATATTGGCCTTTGATATGGCAACAGACTCCTTCTCCACTAATTTATTAAATGACGATCTACTTATTTTGTGAATAGCATCATTAATGTCTTTTATAGTTACCATCTCCGAATCTTCGTCTACTATTGCTCCCAATTTTGTTTCTGGTGATATGTTAAGCGTCACCATGGTATTTGGGTAAAGAGAATTGGCGTCGAAAGATACTAAATTATTATGTACTCCGCTTTCTGGCTCTTTAACAAAGGCACCCTCGTTTTTGCTCGTTTTATTGACATCTCTAATAAGAGTATGTATTTTTCTATCATGGTGTCTAGCTCTAATGGCGGCGGCACCTGTGATTACACCAATACTGTGTAATGCGCTTTCCATTGTAGTTAAACCCATAATCGATAGGGATCTTAATAGGTCCATATACTTTAGCGAATCGTCCAACTTAACCAAGATCCTAACGTCCTGTATATTGTAATCAACAAAAGTCTCCCAATCTTCATCTGCCAAATCCGATAGATTACCACCACCAAAATCTATCTTGTTTTCACCCAATTCTACGGATGCTATTGTATCTAGTTTATAGTTTTCTCTAGGAGATACGCAGAATTTTCTATAAGCATCGAGATAATCAATACAAGATACTCCATCAATAATCCAAACCGTTTCTTCTTTTCCAAATTTATTGAAACCCATTCTACTGTAAATATTCTTCGTGGGCGATAATCTGGCAGCATCATCATCACCGCATATTTTCTTAATTCTATTAATCAAATAAGGAATATCGAAAAATTTCGTGTTCCACCCAGAAAGCACATCCATATGATCCTTACATACAAAATCTAAAAATTTTTCCAATAATTGCTTTTCAGATGAACAATGGAAGTATTTTACATCAGCGTCCTTGGCTTTGTATGCGCTAAGACCCCATGTATAAAATTTTTCAGATAAACTATCATATAGAGTTATAACATTAACAGGAGCAGGAGCTATATCGGCATGAGGAAATCCTTCGTCTTTGGAATACACCTCAATATCGATATAGAATACCTTAAGTGGGTGTTTATTAAATTCTGGTTTCTCATATTCCATGTGAAACATATCAACTAAAAATTGCTGATATACGTTTAAATTCTCAAAAAGCCTGACACTGCTATCTAGTTCTTTAACAAATTTACTCCTATCATATTGAGTAGGAAATACTTTCTTTTTTAATTTAGTATTAAAAATGCTAGTAGCATCAGGTGTTCCGTTAGTTTCTATGTACAGGTACGGTCTATATGTGGCCTCAACGGTTATTCTCTCACCGTTACCGCCCCAAGTACCTAGGTTTACACAACGTTGTTTAGAATTGTATGAAATATTACGATACATTATATAAAAAATTCAAAGGAAGCATAAGTAATTATAGACACTATGGAAGAGATTACAAGAAAATTTTTTACTTTAAACGAAGTTTGTCCACCAGAGATACCAGATTGTGCAAATCTAAGAAGAGAATTTGCAGAAGCATTGGATGCGATGAAAAGGGGTGGTGGCTGCAATTCTTGCGCAGAAAGGCAGTTAAAGAATTCTTTCACTGCCAGGATTGCAGCAACCGTTAAATTATAGATGATTGAGTATTTGATAGGACTGTTAGCAACGAATAGTCTATTAATACTATGGTTTTTTTCCCCATTAGCCAGTTCATTGGGAAAGTATATACTCAAAAGAAATGACGTATATATGCTTGAAAACCTAATTGACATTATATCAATTAGGTCTCAATTTTTGGCAACATTATTATCCTGTTGGATATGTTTAAGTTTCTGGCTTTCTTTACTCGTTGGAGTTATAGTTATGATTATATTTCAAATGGAATGGCATTTTCCATTATTGACATATTTAACATATCCATCCATTCTCTACATTGTTAAGCAACTATACCGTTGATTTTATTTAAATATTTTCTTCTAGGGTCACCATATCCATATGAAAATAACTCTTGATAGCAAGATATGTTTTCATCATTTTCCAACCATCTCTTATTGGCATCTGATCTAGCTTTAGCGGAAAGGTTCATGTAACGTCCCTTCTTACTTAGAACATCATCAATTTGAGCTATCATCTCATCACCAGTCTTAAACTTGAATTTAGCATCTTCATAAGTACACAGATCCTGACACGCGATAGGTATGCCGAAGCAATTAGCTTCTACTAATTTCAAATCAGACTTTGATTTATTGAAATTATTATCTTGTAATGGGGCTACCATCATATTGACGCGAAGATTTTTTATCTTCTCCCCATAAAAATATAGATTTGCCCATGGGTGAAATTCTATTTTACCAGATTGTATTAAATTTTTAAGAGGTAATGGATATGCCCCTAAAAACACCCATTGGTACTTATCGACTGTTTTGGCTATGGCCTCGATAACGTGAGCAAAGTCATCATTTTGGTTAACCCTATTATCAACATCAAAGTGAGCACCAGAACCAGCATAGAGGATTCTCGGTTTCTTCTTATATGTATCATAGTTTGCAGAGATAGCCCTCTCATCATAGAAGTGACCCAACCAAAATTTAGGTGGAAAATTAGGAATAATTGTAACATGTTTGTGGCCTGTTTTTTCCATGTAATATTGTTTCATGAAAGGACAAGTTACAGTAACCTCATCACATAAAGACATGATTTCTTGACAATTTTTTCTAATTTCTGGATCAGTGAAAGCTGGTTTATACTTATTGTACTCTGGAATATCTTCCGAAAACACAATATCATCAATTTCATAAATAATTCGAAATCCAACTTGTTTAGATACATCCTTTAAGAATTTAACAAACTGAAGTTGATGGCTGGTAGCCTGTCTCTGAATTCTTACAGCTTTGACATTAACATAGTATCTGGGATCTAGGTTCATTACAGTCGAACCATGCACCGTAAAATGATTAAATGCATTCAACAAATGCTCTGGCCAAATCATTCTCCAAAAACCACAACCACTATAGTCAGCATAATACTGCAAAACTCTAGGAATGTTTGCCTCTGGTGGGGTCATATCGTCCTTTTTCGTTTCAGTTCTGATTGCTGGATTAGGACTAGCAGCATTTCTCAGAAATGGGGATGTTATCAAACTGTTGGGTAAATGAATCATGTATTAATAATTAAATATGCTTTGTTAAAAATCAAGTGTTTCGTGTTCTATTCTTTTAGTTATTCCGTTATTTTTTTCCAAAAATACAACTTCTCCACTAGCAAGTTTAGAACATTCTTTCCTATGAGATATTACATATATACCATAGGAGTATTTTTCCACAAAATCATTAAGTAATCTGACCACGTTTTCAACTCCAGCGGAATCTAAACTTGTGTCTAAAAGTTCATCATAAAATTGAACATTGTAGTAAACGTTCGTTTGCATTTTTAACATATCAATGAATGCAAACATAACAGCGAGGTCAATGGCTTTTCTTTCTGCTCCACTATAATTAAAGTACATAGTCGGTTTACCTCTTTCATTTTTAATATCCTCATCAAAGTATTGATCAAAGGTTATAACCGCATTGGAATTCAATTCTTTAAGATAAAAAGATATCTTAGAATTAAAGAGTGTGAGTATCTTCTTGATAACATAACTTTTAACACCTTCTTCTGAAAGAACGAATTTAACATTATCAAGAACCTTAAACTCCTTTTTCTTTTTTAAAATTTCATTATCAAATTTCCTATATCGTTCAATTAAATCATCAACGCCTTTCTCTTCTTCTACCGAGGCTTTATTTAAGTCTTCTAGAAGAGATACTTCTTTACCAACTTCCTTTTCAATATATGATATCTTTTCCTCATCATTTTTCTTCTGCTGGATATTTAAATTATTTTTGTTAACATTATCATTCAAAGAATTAATACCTTTATCTATCAGTTCGACATTCTGCTTGAGCACTTTTAAAGAAGCCAATAATGAAATACTGTGGTTATTTAATTTCTCAATTTCATCAGATATGTTTACTTTTCTTTCATCAACATGTTTAATGTCATCTTCAGTAATAGCCCTTAAACATATAGGACATTCTTCTTTATCAGTGCCTATTTTAGACAAATTATCTTTTGATATTTTTATTTTAGTTACCGTCTCAGTACTCTCTTTAATAAATTCTTGAATCTTATCATTTTCTGAGCTTTTTTTAATTTTAAGTTTATCTATTTTTTTAATACTATCTGAATTATCATCTATTTTATATTTTGATACCTTCTCTTTCAGTTTTTCAAGTTGATGATCGTAATTGGATATATTATCATTAATTATTTTTTTACGTTTTTCCCTTTCTTCTGAAATTTTAGTATTTTGAGTGGTAATTATTTTTATAGAATTACCCAACTCTGTTTGTTTACCTCCCAAAAATTCTATTTCCTTTTTACTTTGATTGTAATTGTCTTTCAAAGATATGTTCATCCTAGAAAAAACGTCCAGATTAAAAATACCCTCAATAAATTTACGTTTATCGATTTTTTTCTGAGCCATAAACGGTATTGTTGAGTTTATAGAAAGACAAATGCAATTTGAAAATATTTCAGGTGTCAGGTTCAAAATAGACAATACAAACTCCGTAGTGTTAGCCATACTGTCTCTACTAATATCAACACCATTTTCGTACAATGTGCATTTGGATGGTTTTATTGTGCGTATGATTTCATATTCCTTATCATCTATACTGAATTCGAGGCTTGCCTCGGCGGTTTCGTTGGTAACATTGTTGCTGATGAATTCTTTCTTCAATTCCCTAGTTGTTTCACCAAACAATGCAAAATAAAAAGCATCAACGACACTACTTTTACCTGTTCCATTTTGCCGATCCATCAAATCTCTATTAATACCAGTAATGATATTAAGTCCTTTAACAAAATTGACAACAACTGGTGTTTTACCTATGCTAAGAAAGTTTTTAGCTTTCAGTGTTTTGAAAATTACTTTTTTCATGTTTGTTTATATAAATCTATTGTATATTTTGAAACATCTTCTTTGTTCTCTATGTCCAATAAGGATACAAAGTCAGTGATGGCTTTCTCCATATCAACGCCAGATAGATCATATTCATCATCAATTTTTTCCGACACTGGATTAAACGATACAGTGTTATCAAATGATAGACATAGAGGGATGAGTTTTTGTATGTTAGATGTGCATTTATCCAAATCATCTATTTCAATGTTTCTATCTACAATAATTTTGACTATATTATCTTTCACAACATCTTTAAAATTATCATATTCTGATAATTTTATTTTTTTATGTTTTGGTGAAATTACGTTTTCATAAAAATCATATTCCAAGGTATCAAAATTAATAATATAGTAACCTTTACTAGATTCAGTGTCACCAAAGTCCATTTCGAAGGGGTTTCCAACATAATTTATTTTATAACCATTGTATTTTCTTTCATCTCTAAGATGAAAATGACCGCTAAAAATTAAAGGGGATTTCTTACCTAACATCTGAGCATTGAAACCATGTTCACATAGTTTGTAGCTATTCATTTTGAATGTTTCGATTTCAAAATGCCCCATAAGAACATCGCATTCTGGTATATCAGCATATGTTGTACCCCATGGACACATAAACACATTTTTATCACCCATTTCAAACATTTTAGGCTTATCGACTATCTCTATATTCTTATAACCTTTAAATATAGATAACGAATGAACGTCTGCTTTATCTTTGAAGAAACTGCAATGATTGCCTACAATCATTGTCAATTCAAAGTCTTTGAATTTTTCAGTTATATCAGATGCAATATGTAAGGTATTGACCGATATTTCAGATCTAGAATGAAAATAATCTCCTAAAAAAAGTATTTTCTTTATTTTCTTTTGTTTAAGTTCTCTAATGAACCAATCAGACCAATCGTCAGCTATTTTATGCCAAATGCTACTGTTTTGATGCAAACCCAGATGGAGGTCTGAAAATATAGCGTAATTATTATCCACGCTATATTATACATCAATT